CAGCAGCAACCTTTGGAGTTGACTTTGATAGAGAAGACATTGTTAATGCTTTGCTTGCTATGACTGATGAAGTGATAGAAAGCATTATTAAGGAATTACCAACTGATGCTGAAGTAGAAGAACAAATAAATGAGCTTATACCTTATGGCTATGGAAGTGAGGATTATTATGATGGTTTAAAAGCTGGGATTAAATGGGCGTTTAATTGGCTTAAAAATAATATTTAAAACTATGAAACTATGACACCAGAAAAAATAATAAAACTTAAAATTGGTGATATGCTATATAGATATTTACCAATAAAGAATAATACATCTAACTAAAATATAGAAGTATATGAAAGTAACTGTCGAAGTTTCGATAAATTTGGCTAAGTTTATCGCGGATGTAGAATATATGCAAAACTTATATGCCAATGGAAGATATACTCAAGCCGAAAGTGTAAAGAATGAATTAATAGAGGAACTTGATAATTTAATGAGAGGTTTGTAACGCCCCTAAATTAAAATTATAGTGAAGTATTATAAAAAAGTTTAATATTAACTACTAAAGTAAGGAGATTATGAGAGTGACAAGTAGTGGTAGGACAGACATTAAAGAAATAAATGCTATATTGCTTAATGAAATATTTTCAAGGAAAAGACTATACCAAAAATTATTCATAAACTAATAATTAAAATTTAAAACCATGAAACCACTCGAAAAATTTTTTTACATTATGGACATCATTGTAATGATTGTCCTTCTTTTTCTTGTCTTTGGAGATTATTTTTTAACCGGTGAGCAGCCGGGAAATTTTATACAACTGATAATTCTTATTGGGTTTATGTTTTTGTTTACCCGTAAAAAATAGAGCCATGAACATTGCCGAGCAATATATTCAAGATGTTATTTCCGGGAAAATTCCGGCCTGCGAATATGTTAAGCTCGCAATTAATCGCCATCTCGCCGATTTGAAAAGAAATGATTTGATGTTTAGTGAGGAAAAAGCGATGCACGCAATAAACTTTTTCTCTTTTCTCAGACATTTTAAAGGTCTTAAAGCTGGCGAACGGTTTGAACTCTCTCCATGGCAGGCGTTTGTAATTTACAATCTTTTTGGGTGGTACCGCAAAGATGGCCGCCGCAGATATAATTATGCGTACATTGAGGTGGCAAAAAAGAACGGGAAAAGTACATTTGCTGCCGGAATTGGGCTATACATGATGCTTGCCGATGGTGAAATTGGCGCAGAGGACTATTCGGCGGCTACCAACTACAAGCAGGCTTCCATAGTTTTTGATACGGCCCGGAATTTGGTAAAGAAAAGCGAATTCCTCTCGAAATACCTCACAGTATATCGCTACAACATTCACAGCGAGGATATGATTTCAAAATTTGAGGCCCTTTCTTCTGACTCAGATAGACAGGATGGACTTAATCCTCATTGCGCCATCATTGACGAGTATCACGCCCATAAGACCGATGAGCTTATTAACAACGTTAAATCCGGAATTGTTGGTCGCCGAAATCCTCTTGTATTCATTATTACGACGGCTGGATTTAATAAAGAGCGACCCTGCTATTACGAAAGAAAAGTTTGTATCGACATTCTTCGCGGAATAAAAGAACAGGATAATAAATTCGCAATCATTTACACGCTCGATGAGGGCGATGACTGGATGGAACCCAGTAATTGGATCAAAGCAAACCCAAATCTCGGAATAAGCGTGGATGTTGAAAAAATTATGGAGGAATACAAAAGTGCAAAGAATAATGAACGAGAAATAGTGAACTTCAAGACAAAAAATCTCAACATCTGGACATCCTCGTCCATTGCATGGATTAAAGATGAGGACTGGGTTAGGTGCGATAAGAGCCCGCAGTATGATCCAAAATCTTTGCTTGGTAAAAAATGTTACGGAGGTCTTGACCTTGCCAGCCATGTGGATATTACAGCCCTTGCCTTACTTTTCCAAGATGGTGAAATTAATCATTTGCTCTGTTTTTTTTGGGTTCCGGAAGAAAAAGTAATAGAAAGGGGCGATTATGTGGATTATCAATATTGGGCTGCGAAAAATTACATTCGAAAAACAAAAGGAAAGGTGATTGATATTGACGCCCTGAGTCACGACATCCTTGAAATATGCAAGCTCTATGATGTACAGAGCATTGCCATTGACCCCGCAAAGGCTTATCACGGCGTAGTTCAGAATCTTGTTAAGAATGAAATCAAGCTATCTCATTTCCGGCAAGGCTTTATATCGATGGATGCGCCCACGAAGGAGTTTGAAAAAATGATTCTTGGCGAACAAATAAATCACTTTGGAAATCCCGTCCTTCGGTGGATGTGCTCAAATGTCGAGCTCTCGCAAGACCCTGCAGGGAACATTAAAGTGAATAAATCAAAATCCATCGACAAGGTGGATGGAATTGTTGCAAGTATCATGGCAATAGGAGAGTGGATGACATTCCGATCGGTTGAGGAAGATAAATTTGAAATAAAATTCTTATGAAACTCTGGTTAATTAAGAAAAACACAAATATTCAGGTTGCAAAATTATACAAAGGTGATGTATATCTTCTTCCAGACGACGCTGCCGAGAATCTTGAAAAAAATTTTCCTCCACAACTTGGAAAGCCTCGCCAATATTACGATCTATACGATTTTTACGATTTTTTTGAACCTTATAAAATTGGTTCGGACAAAAAACTCCTTCTGCTGCGCTTCGGAGGCTTCGGTGATCTCGTAGCTATTTCTTGCTTTGGCCACATAACTAATAAAATCAATCTTTTGACATTCATTAAATATAAATCGGTTACCGATTACTGGGCCGTTACACCAACTATTCACGATGTTAATTCACCAATATTCCGAGGTGTCGATCCCATCAAAATGGCCAGAATTCGCAAATTATATGGGTATGCCGATATTAACGATATCATTGAAAAGGGCCACAGAAAAAACTGGTATGAAATATTCTGGGAACTGCTTGGCGTCAAAGAAATAAACCCGGACTATTGCCGGCCCTATTTGAAATTAAATAGCTATAAAAAATATGACATTGATATTCTTGGTGTATTTATGGCCACCAGCCGAATGAGAACAATAGACCCTTTTATCTTTTTTTCTGCTATCCGCAATGCTTTTCCGAACCGAAAACTCTACGGGTATGAAGCGCACGGCTATAAATTGCCAGATTTTGTTCAAAAAATTACAGCACCAACATCATATGACTTCGTTCATCAAATTATTTCGGCCCGGCTTGTAATTACTGTTGATACAATGCCAATTCATTTGCGCGAAGGGCTTGGGCTTCCTGCGATAGCAATATATTTTTCTTTCGAATCCTCAGCCCGCACAAAATATTACAAATACACGAGGTCAATTGACATCAAAACTCCCTGTCCGCTTCAACCCTGCTACCTTCATTCCCAGAAATTCAATGATTATTGCCCGATGGCCAACCCGGAAGAGACATCAGCGCCATGTATGGGCCGGATGATGATAGACCCCATAGCGTTATTAACAGAAAATTTAAAAAAATGTTGATAAAATATTTTTCTGCATATCTGAATTTTGCTTTAATTTTACCAAACTTTTCGGAATGCAGAAATCGTACCGCCTTTTTGGGTTAAAATTATTTGAGATTTCTCAATCGGAGCCCGAATCCCGGAGCGAGGTTCGGATCGAAAATATATCCTCGCCCATCATAGGCATAAACGAAAATAATATTACTTCCCTTTCTGCTGTCTGGTCGGCCGTCCGAATTGTTTCAGAGACACTGGCCATGCTTCCGGTTAATGTTTTTCAAAAAAATGAATCCGGGCGAAACATAGCGGTTGATCATCCACTACAATATTTGCTTCACGACAAGCCCCATCCTGAAATTAATTCCTTTATCTGGCGCGAGGTAACGCAGGCCCACGTTGAGTTATGGGGTAATTCTTATAGTAAAATTATTCGCGATAACAACGGAGTCGTGCGGGAATTGCAGTTAATTCCTCATCCACTACTTGTTGACCCGTTTATCTACGAGGGCGAGGTATTTTATAATATTAGGGGCGAGAAGCTACCTCTTCCATCCCGCGATATTCTGCATTTCAAAGGGCTTTCATTCGACGGATTGAAAGGCAAGGGCGTTATGACTGTGGCACGCGAGACTATCAGCAATGCTCTTGCTATGCAAGAATACGCGAATACTGTATTTACGAAGGGCTCAGCGAAGCGAATTGCTCTGAAAACCCCCAACCGTGTAAGTGATGAGACTTACAATCGTCTAAAAAAGCAATTCAGCGACCGTTATGCCGGTTATAATAAAATAAATGATATTGCAATTCTTGAGGGCGGCCTTGATTTTACCGCCATTGGAATTGATCCTGTGGATGCGCAATTCATAGAACAACGCAAGTTCTCAGTGATAGAGATAGCCCGTTTCTTTCGGATACCTCCTCATAAGATGCAATCAATGGAGAGTTCGACCAATAACAACATCGAACATCAGGCCATTGAATTTGTTACCGACACGATGATGCCGCGGGTTGCGAGATTTGAAGCTGAACTCAATACAAAGCTATTTAAGCCCGGAGATAAAATGTATGTTAAATTTAATTTAAACGCCATCATGCGCGGAGATATGGCGGCCCGGGGAGAATGGTACACAAAAATGGTGAATTTCGGAATTATGAGTCCGAATGAAGTTCGTGAACTTGAGGAATTAAACGCCAGAGAAGGTGGAGATATATATATGAGCCCGGCAAATTTAATGACCGATAAACAGCGAGAAAATGCCTTACCCAAATGAACATGCGGCACGATTGCGGAATCCGGATGATTTCGATCCGAAGAGCTTCAGGCGCACACACGGAAGTGGCGATGGAAGAGTTCAGGGTGTGAAAATCCCAGAGACAATTGATGTTATCTGGGGTAAATTAAAAGACGCGAATAAGCCTTCCGATTCGGTAATTGCGCAGGCACTGAGGTTTCCTGTAAAAAATTGGACCGAGTCCGAAGCCCGCAACTGGCTTAAGAAAAATGAAATAAAATATATAGATTTTGAACCAGCAAAAAATGAACAAAAAATGATAGAATACAGAACCCACACTCCTTGCGAGCTGCGCGAGGATGGCGAAGAAAAATACATCGAGGGTTATGCCTGTGTATTTGGGCAGGAAAGCCGCGACCTTGGCGGATTTGTCGAAGTAATTGATCCAAAAGCCTTCGATGGCTGCGAAATGAATGATGTTTCGGCTCTTTTTAACCACGACGGAAATCTCCTGCTTGCCCGTAAATTCGGGGATTCCGGAACGCTGAAATTACAAATCGACAGCAATGGTCTTCGATATTCCTTCCCGATCCCGAATCACTATGTCGGTGAATTGCTTGCAGAATCAATAAGGCGCGGTGATGTGCTTCATTCCTCTTTTGCCTTTACTATTGCCGAGGATGAATTCCTGAAAAAAGATGGCAAGCGAATACGCACAATTAAGAAATTCCGCAAACTCTATGACGTCTCGCCGGTTGTAAATCCCGCCTATTATGTAACGAGTGTGACGATGAGGGATTTTGGAGAGGAAGAGCCAGAAAAAAAAGAGATGCCGCAATATTTTTACGATAAGGAAAGATTGCAATTAATTAAATTTAATGTTTAATTTGAATTTCAAAACCATGAATTTACTTGAATTAAAAGAAAAGCGCAAAGCCAAATATGACGAGCTTGACGCTTTAATCAAAAAAGTTGAGCAGGAAAAGCGCGACTACTCTGATGAAGAGAAG